TCACCAACCATATAGGGCTGGCCGTTTTGCACTGAACCGCCGATTGCTTTGCCGCTGAAGTTGCTAGTGTTGAACGGGTCAGCGCCACCTAAAGATGAGCCATATCCGGCAGATGAATTAATGCCTGTCTGGGTGTTACTAATAAAGCCAGTAATAGCACCAAATGCCGCATCAACAATATATTTCTGAATCAGCATTTTAATCAGGCTATCGACAACGCTCTTAGCCATCGCCTTCATAGCGTCGGCGAAGTTTGCCGCGCCAGTTACGCCAGCAGTAAGCGCATCAGTCAATCCGTTTAAGCCTTGATCGGTTAGGCTCTTCAGGTTTTCTTCCATGGTTGGCAGGCCGTCAGACCAGCTTTGGAAAGCCAAATCTATATTATTGATAGAGGCTAAAACTCTCGGAGTTATTGACTCAGTAATAGTCGGAATCTCACCAATGGCTTTTTTTGCGTTTTCAAGATGCTTAATCATGCCGCTGGCAAAATCTAACTTATCAATCAAGCCTAGTGAATCACCAGCCTCAACAGCTTTTTCTTTAAGCGCTATTAGACTTGCAAGCCGCTCTTTTGTATTTTGACGAACTTTCTGGCGCATTTTGCCACCAGCTAGTTTTTCATTGAGCGCATCTATTTCTGTCTGCAACTGCCTTGCGTTTTTCTCTATATCAGGTGTGAAGGCTCGCGTTAGCCCATCTTTAACCTTTAGCGCTGTGTTATAAATTGCTAAAAATCCATTGGCTAAATCTTCAAAAGCCTTTAGAGCAGTTTGAATGCCGCCGATTAATCTTATTGCTAAAGTTTGCGCAAAACCTGTAACGCTGCCGTCAGCATCTTTAATGCCTTGTAGAACAAAATTACGAAGCGTATCTGTAAGATATTGAATAGCTGGTGCCAATGCTGCAACGGTCTGATTCGTGATCCCTCGCATTAACCCAAAAAGCCTAGTCAGTGAATCAACTGTATTTTCTACGCCTTTAGAAGCTGTGGTAGACATGATCAAGCCTAAGTCCTCAGCCTCAGTAAATAGCTCTTGCATACCTTTTGAGCCAAGCGCCAGCGTATTTACAAGAGCAGCGCCCTCACTATCAAACAGCTTAAAAGCTAACCTTAATTTATCAGACTCTGTTTCAACGGCTTCAAAAGCGTTTGCCAGCTCCAGCATCTGCTTATCTAACGGCAGTTTCTGCAACTCTCGCGCATTAAGGCCAAGCTCTTTAATAGCTGCCTTGGCCTCACCAGTTCCGGCAGCGGCTTCAGCAGATCGCCTAGTAAATCTTTGCAGAGCCATATCTAAAGTATTGGTGGCAACGCCGGTTATATCGGCGGCATATCTCAGCGCCGATAGTGACTCGGTAGTTGTGCCAATTTTAGATGCGGTTTTTGTAAGAGTATCAGTCGCCCGTAAACTGCTGGTTATTAATGCGCCAATACCCGCAGTGCCGACAAGCCCGACAATAGCTGTTTTTGCACTTAATACCGCGCCGGCCACTTTTTTTAGACCTGATGTAGCGCTTTTAAAGCCCTTACTCGTTCTATCTATTGCCGATATTACAATGCGGGTATCTTCAGCCATCTTTCTCGCTCATTATGTGAAAGTAGGCAAACCATTCATTCATTTCTGAAAGACTCATTTGCTCCGCTTCATAGATTGGAATGTGTAACCTCTCAGCCAAGGCGATAGTATTCATCCTTAACTGAGAGGCCATCAGTTTTTTTCAGCTGTCTCCACCGATTCAATTGTTGCAAACATCTGCTCGGCAATTGAGCTAATCACAGACGTTTCCTCGCCCATCAAATCAATTCTATCTTCAGCGCTTGTAAACAGCTTATCACCACCCTCATCTTCAGACTTCAAAACGATTAGGTCAACCATTGCACCAATAGTCGGCGATTCCATGATTGCAGGGTGTTTTTTCTGTAATTCGTTAATATCGTAGCAGGTGATAGGACGGCAAAACATTTTAAACGCCTTGCCATCTTTATCCGCCCACTCGTCAACGCTAACTTCACGCGCCTTAATGACGCGCCTGTTTCTAAGTTCTTTGGCTAATCCCATTTGCAATTTCTCCTATTGTATTGGGGTTATGCTGTAGCTTCAGTCACTGCTCCGCTAACTTGCAATCCAAAGCTGGCTTCAACCATGCCATCAAATGCGGCAGTAATTGATTTGCTAGTTACTACACCATTACCGGAATAGTATTTTTCGCCAGTGCCAGTGCCAGTAGGATAGATTTCAAAATCAATTGAAGCTCTGTTATCCAGAACAAGCTGCTGTGCGTCAGAGTCATCCCAGTAGCACTCAATAGCAACTGTGCTTGCTTCTAAGCCTGCTTTGTAAGTTCGGGCAGTGTCACCCATGACGCTATCTTCGATAGTATCTGCTGCACCGTCAATAGTATAAGAGCGAACCTCACCAACAACGGCAACAGTAGTTCCTGCAACCTGTAGTTTAACAACGCCGCTTGAGCCTGTAGTTGTAGCCATTTTAAATCACCTTTTTTAAGTTGTGCCGCGTGTGTATTGATATACGACGCGAACAGTTAGAATTACACCGCCGACAGGATCAATAGAACCCTCATCGACTTCTACGTTAATTAGCTGAGTATCCAGCGCGTAACCGCCTCTTGTGCGGTCTTGTTCGAGTCCTTCTTCTATGGCCTCGATAATGTTGTTTCTTGCCTGATCAATTATACCCGACTTAACAAAGCAAACCATCTCGTAGTTGATAGATGCCATGCGCTGCCCCATAGATCCGCCTAAAGAGCTATCTTCTCTGCTTTCCCCGGCAGTCCTTACCAGTACGGCTGGAAACTGTGCATTCGATAACTTTTGGAAGTCAAAAGGCTCCCTCGTTACCATTTTAATTCTGGTTGGCTGGATAACGCTATCGCGCAGCGTATCCACTATATTTTCAGCAATGCTTTCTCTAATGCTCATTTAATAAACCTTTCGAATGCTCTGCTTAAACGCTTTTTCTCATCTCGGTTAAATCCGAAAAAAGGCCGGGTTTTATTGTTGCCAGAGGCTTTTGCAGACTCGGTAGCTTTGCTAAAAAATATCTCAGCTTTCTTGCTGTCGGCTCTGCTTGTTATGCTGCCTAACATTTTGCCAGAGTAAAACAGATTAGGTCGCGTATCTCTGCCTTTGTTTGCTCTGAAAACAGCATATTTTTCTGTGTACGGTTTAAACGTCCCGCCCTTATAACTCACGCCTCTAGCAGTTCGATCAGTGATAATGCTTATACCAATCTGCGCAACTCTAAACAATGCAGACTCATACTTAGCCTGTAACTTTTTGCGCATCTTCTCAGGTATTTTCTGGAAGTCACGCGGCTTTACGTCTAGCTTAACTTGCATTAGCGAACTAACCTGCCTGAGTTAATAGGCTCTTTTTCTTTATCTGTAACAGTGCCATCACCATCAGCATCGTATTCAACGCCATCGCGAAACACTGCTTCAATCTCTTCGCCGTAGCGTGACTTGTAGAAATCAATCATCCCTAAAAAGCGGTCGTTGTCTACCCAATTGGTCAGCTTAGGAAGGGCGTATTTCCAAAGCACAAGGTAAACACTGCATCGAGTCCACTGGCTGTCTGTTAGCTTGCTTGGTACTAGCTCGCCGCTATAGCCGCGCTTGTCCCACCAATCGGCGCGAATCTTGCGCTCTATGTCTGCCTGCGCTCGTGCGTGCTCATTGTTAAAAGACTCTATTCCAAGATTCAAAATGTCTGGAACCATTGCCATCAGGTCTGCGTCTGTACTAAATGCCATTACCACTTTACCTTATCTGCCCAGTATGCCGCTGATGCGGTTTTGTCTTTGCGACCTTTCTCAATTTCTTTAGCAAATCGCGCTTTAAATGATCTGCGCTTTGCCTTGTCTGCTTCGCTCTCGCCTTTCCTTGGTGGCTTATTATCTGCGCCCTGCTGCCCGAACCTTATAAGCCTTACTTTGTCGCCTTGCTTAGCAAGTACGGCATGGCTCTTGTCTGGGTGCTTACTGGTGCGCTTGGGTTTGTTGTACCCTTCAAAGCGTTCGCCTCGGTATGTAATAGCCATCTTATCTCCTAAATAAAACCCCACCCCCGGTAAAGGGGGCAGGGAATATCGACAATCTTACAGAGCAGAGTCGAAGGTCATCTTAACGCCGAAGCTGTCATCAAGCTCAGCAACACCGTAAGCGGCAGTTGCATTAAGCTCGAAGGCTCGCAGGGATGCGTCACGCTGTGATTCAATACCGAAGTCGCGCTTCATAGCGATAGCAAGAGCTTCAGGAGCGAATACACAACCGATAGCGTCACCAGAACCATCAACAGATACGTTAGCTGACTCATAAACGTCGATGCCAGCGATAGTGCCAACATAGCCGTTAATCATAGCAGCGTTCTGAGCGTCACCACCATTCGGGTTAGCGAAAGTGTTAGTCAGGTTAGCTTTGATTTGGTAGGCCTGGAATGGGTGCAGTACAGCAGCCAAGTTACCAGTTACCTTGTTAGAACGCAGAGTAGCCTGTGCCTTAAACAGATCAGCAACAGTAATCTCTTGCGCAGCAGCACCTAGACCAGTGCTAAAGCCAGTGAACAGAGCGATCAGGTCGGTGTCCATCTTAGTAGCGATAGCGTTACCGAGTACAGTGCCAAGCTCAACAGCAGGGTTTCCCGCGCCGAATGCAGCCATGTCAGTCAGAACAACCTGCGCGCCCACTTCGCCAACAGTTACAGAAACTGAGCTAGTAGATACAGTGGTTGAACTCATGTCAGTGCCTTCAGTTAAGTCGGCAGCAGCGATTGCAGGGTACTTAGGAATCTGGACAGTTTTGCCAGCTTCGTTAGCAATGTTGTACTGAGTAACCAAACCCAGCATCAGGGATTGCTCTTCAGCAGTGAAACGTGCCTGAGCGATAATATTCGCAAACAGGTCGTCAAGTGTAGCGCTAGTAGTAGCAGCCATTTGTAATACCTCAATAAGTATAGTTAAAAGATTAGGTTATTTTTTGGCTTTCATTAGTGCGCGGTAGGCTTCACGCCCACCATCGTTCCAATTCTCAACCATTTCAGCCGCAGTTTGAGGCTTCTGCGTAGAGCCACCAGCGTTACCTTGCGAACCTGTCCCGCCTTTACTGGCTCGGACATGGTGCGGGTTAGCTGTAAGAAATTCGCTCACCATCTCATTGACGGATAGCAAGTCACCGTTGTCATTGTAACGCGGTGTGCCGTTGTTGTCTAACACCTCTACGGTTCCATCTTCTGCAAGCCTAGCTTGTGCCTTTAGCAGCGCTGAAACTTGCTGCGGGTCTACAGCGTTGTTGTTGCTTGCTGCACCTAAAATAGCGCCATCGACTAGGGTTTGCTGTAGCTTGCTCTTATAGGCGTTTATTTCGCCGTCTTTCTTTTCAACGGTCTGTTTGAGAATAGTCTCAAATTCTCCGCGCTCTTTCATCTTGTCCTGCTCGATCTGCTCTTTCTGACTTAGCAGCTGGCGGGCTTCATCAAGGTCAATGCCTGCTAGTTGCTTCTCGTACTTGCGCTGTTCTCTTGCTAGACGCTGGGCAACTGCTTTATCAATGTCAGCCTGCGTAAATGTCTTTTCTTCTGGTGCTTCTACTATGCTTTCTTCTGTGCTTTCCACGATTGTTTCTTCGCTCATGTGACGATGCCTCAAATTGAGTTTGGTGAACCCCGATTTTAGCATATAAACATTTCTGCACAAATATCATCTAAAGTGTTTACATTAAGGTTAATATAGTATTTAATACACCTACATTCAAAAAACAAAGGGTTACACACATGGCTAAAGCAACTCACAACGGTACTTGTCAGGCTTGCGGTAGAAAGCAGGCTGTAAATGTTAAGACTGGTTTACTGGCTAAACATGGTTATGTAGTAGACTGGGGATTCCATGGCGTTTGTTCGGGTGCTGACAAGATTCCTGCCGAGCATGACCTCACACACATGGTTGCAGTACAGGCAGAGCTAGATGAAATGGCAACTCACCTTGAGACTAGAAAAGCTGAAGATATAGACGCTGTATTACTTGCACCTAAAGAAGATCGCTTTGGCCCTAAAGAATGGTTCACTGAAGAGAACATCAACAAAGCCAGAACCTACAATAGAAGCTGGGCAGAACTGCAAGAGAAAGAGCGCTACCTCGGTGAGTACAAAGCCAAAAACATTCGCCAGCACGTTGCTTACCTTACAGAAGAAGTAGCCCCAGTAAACGGCAAAGAATTAACTGCAAGATAAACTAACCGCCCCCGAAAGGGGGCTACCCTTTCCCCCTTTAGCCCAGCTTACTTAGTGGGCTTTTTTTTCTTCTTCTTTTTACCGTATGCCATAACTATTCCTCGTCGAATACTGGTCGCCAGTGGTGTCGGCAGTTGTAACCACCGCGCACGATAAAGGGATCGCCAGACGACTTGCCCTGCCAGCTACCCGCCCAAGTGTCTGAAATTTCTTCTTCAGTAAATACCTGCCCCGCGTGTTCTTTGCAAAATGGTCTGCTGTCCCTGATGACATCGCCATAATATTTCCACCTGGTCGCGCCGCTTTGCTTACCGATAGCTGTGTTGATAGATGCGTCGAACTGCATCAGGCTGTCTTGTGCCATCTGGGTGCTGTAGCGTCTAAGGTTATTGCCTGCCCTGTCTCTAGCGAACTTGGTGCGTAACTGCTCGGCTGCTTCCTTGGCTGCCGCAGGTGAACCGCTGTTAGCTATATCAACAAGCCGCTGGGCTTCTACATCGTCACTCTGAATATATACGCCATTGATTGTCTGGCGTAGGTTCTTCACTGTGTCGTTAAAGCTACGGCCTGTCAGGGTTGACTGATAGACCTCATTGGCTAAGACATCAAGATATTCATTAGCAACTGACTCAAAGCCTTGGAATGATAGACGCTGCAACTGGTTTATAACCGTAGGGTCGAGCTTAGTGAAGTCGCCATACGTCTGAAGCATATCCTGTGCATCGGCTGCGACAGAGCCGTACCCTCTAACCACTGCATCAACCTCGGACAGGTAAGCCTCATCCATTACAGCCTTTAGCTGCGGTCTAGCATTGATAGCCCACTCAGTATCAAACAGATTGCCACCCTGTAGCGGAGCGTCAGCCATAACACCTGCTACGCGCTCCTCTAAGGTCACTAGGGCATCGGCTAGGCGTTGCTGATGGGTATCGGCAAGCCTATCCAATATCTCGTCGTACTGGTTATCTGTGGGCATTATTCAGCCTCGTCGTTGAACTGCCCTAATACTTGTGTGCTTTGGTCTATTTCAAGGTGCGACTTTGCCAACTTCTCATCGTCTAGCACTAGGTCTGCAATCTGCTTATCTATCTCTTGCGACAGGGTGACAGACTTAACGCCAGTGGCTCGCATCTGCTGCAAAAAGATTAGCTCTTTGTCCATGTCGCGAATGTCGAAGCTGTCTGGGTAGAATATTTCTACGTCAGGGGTTAGCTCTTGATAATCGCACCACAAGTTCCAGATCTGCTCCTCAACTAGCTCGAGAATGTCAGCCTTTTCAGCCAGCTTTGCATTAAGCATCTGAAACTCTGTCTGCATTGCTACGCCAGACTGCGTGATTGCCTCTGTGCCGCGAACTGCGCCCATGTGAGACATACGATTAATGTATTCAATCTTATCGTTAATAGACGCTCTTACGCTGTCTAGGTTCTGGCCGCTTGGCTGTAGCATATAGGGCTTCATCTGCGCATCCATATCATCAGGCATATTGATAACAGAACCAGCACCAGCACTAGCGTCAGTCTCGTATGACTTAACTAGTGTCGGGTGATTGCTAATGCGAATAAGCTGCTCTACTTCCGATAGCTCCTGATAGATAGCCCGCTGCATATAGGCAACGTCAGAAAGATCGCTTATGCCAATGCCGCGCACTACTGAACGCTGTGCAGGTACAAACACCGCAGGAATCCGTCCAAGCGGGTTGTCAATTGTCTCTATGTGGCGGTCTTGCTCGTTGATGCTCTCATACAGCTCGACCTTATCTTTGTGCCAGCAGCGGTAATATACGCGCTTCTCGGTGTCGCTAATTTCCTCGATAGACTCGCGAACCTTCAGGTAGCAAAGCTCGTAGCGGCCTGACGGCATACGCTCATACTCCCAGTCAAATACATTCTCTGGGGTGAACATGGTCACATAAGGTCTTATGTCCTGCCCTAGCTCCTCGGCCTTAGTGCGGGCGTTAGATTCTGGCTTATCGACTATCACCCAGACGTTACCGTAAACACTAGCCCAGATATTAGCCTCGCGCATAAACGCGTTAAAGCTACGACCATCAAGGTCAGCATCCTTCATAAAAGGTTCAAGGGCATAGTTACCAGCGGCAGAGTTAAAGCTGCGCACTGGTGGCTGTCGCCATAGGAAGCTGCTGTAGATGTGGACAATGTTCTTGCTGTGGTTGTCCATTGGGGTCAGGTCAAGGCGGCGATTGTATTCGTCTTTGTCCTCGTTGACGTAGCGCGTCAGGTAAGCGCCGTCCCGGTAATCTTCACCACCCATATAGCTGCGAAGATAAAACTCCCAGCGATACTTGTTATTGTCGTATTGTGGGTGCGTATATTCTAAGTCTTTGCTGTAAGCCATTAACTCCACCGTCTCGGTTGTTCAACTATTCGCTCTGTGCGTACTGGGAACAGGTACTCTACCAGATAGCCTAAAGCATCATTCATGTGGTCAAATCCGTCCTTATTAGGAACGCTCGTCCCTTCTTTGTAGGTCTGGCGTTCTAAGGATTCGATTGTCTGTTTACATTTGGGGTCTATCAACAACTTCCGCTGACCATCGCTTGATAGTAGCCGTGAGTTGACCGCATTTATTCTGTCTCGTACCAGTGCGTGTCTGGTCTTAGCCTTAACCTCAAAACCTGCGTTCTGAAGTATGCTTAAATCTGTGCGCCCACCTGCGCTAGTCTTGCGCTGCCTAGAGGCAGGGTCGGGGTAGATGATAACACGTTTGTCGGGGTAGCGCGTTCGCAATTCCTGCGCCATCTCATCGGTATTGCTGCCCCACATAACTACTTCATCAATAGCCAGCAGTGTGTCGTGGTGTCGGACACATACAACTGCACTCATCGGGTCTAAGTTGAAGTCCATGCCAACGTGCAAGGTGTGGTGGTCTGCCTCGATCTTACCAACAGATTCTTCACGATTAAAGCCGTAGTAGATAATCCCGCTATAGTTTACGAACTGAGCATTGTATTCCTGATTGAATGTGCGCTCGTCTAGGTCTTGTTTGGCCTGCTCTATCTCTGTCTGCGGTACGTTGCCGCCTTGGATAGTTGTGTACTGAAAGCTCTGCCAATCATCATCACCATCTAGCCCTTTGCTGTACAGGTCATAGAAATGGTTGCGACCTTTAGGCGTACCGATAAACAGAGCAGAGCCTAGCCTGTCAGACAGAGACGGTCTGATAACCTCATACCAAGCCTCTGGGCGCATATCTGCAAACTCATCAAGTACAACAAAGTCTAACGCTCTACCTCGCAGGTTGTTAGGCTTCTCTGCTCCCTTCAGGCTGATAGTGCTGCCGTTAATCAGGCGCATCGTCAGGCTGCTTTCGTTTGTCTTGGTTAGGTATTCAGGGGGAATGGTCTGTATAAGCATATCCCATGCAATCTCTTTAGCAGAGCCGTAGGTCGGTGCTACATACCAGCAGTTTTTATCCTTACCAGATATGGCTGCTCGCAGTATCTCCCCAGTGCTAAGGAATGTCTTGCCGAATCTTCGCCCAGCAACAACGCTACGGAAACGGCTAGTGCTACAAAATATCTCACTCTGTGGCAGGGTCAGTTGCACGACTGTCTACTACTATATTGATTGGGGGAATCTCTTGCACTTCTGCCTCGGCTTCTTTCCAGCCACCTTGTGTCTTTAAGTAAAAAATATTTGCCGTTACATTGCCATCCTGAGCCAACTGGACAAGGTTGCTACCCATGTTTGCAATCTGTTTGCATCTGCCCTTTTTATAAGCGGTAGAAACTTCAGGTTGTCGCTTCTCTACTTCCCTTAATGTCTTTTCGCTTATGTCGAAATAGTCGGCTATCTGGCCTTTGGTTAGGACAGCAGCCAGCGCCTGAATCTCAATTACTTGGTCAGGGGTAAAGACTACAGGGGGTCTGCCACCACCCTCGCCTTGGTTTCCGTTTTTCATCTAGGGGGTTATACCTCAGTGCCAAAGGCAGCGCGTATATTCATTAGAGGATTTTGCAGCATAACATCATGCTCATCAGGCGGTAAACCGTTCACCTTACAATCAACAGCATCACACCAAAAGCGCAGGGCAGTAATAACAGGCTGTGCGGCTGTGGGATTGTCTATAAGGCTTTGCGTAATGCCATCAACCTTAGACAGCAGATCGTGCCATCCGTTTTCTTCGCACTCGATTATACGGCTCACAATATTCAACTGGTGCATATTAACCTCCGCAGGCTAACAATTTGGTTGTGCCGTTATTGTAAACGCTGGTTACTTTTTGTGCAATCTAAGGTCTTGAACAGCCACAAGGATAAGGGCTGAGAGAATAAAGCCAATCATGTATAGCATTTCCGAAAATCTCCGGCTGGTGAATTTGCGGGCATTGTAGGTGCTATCAGATATGATTAGAAATGATGCTTATTGATGGTTGATATATCAGGAATGATATAGGGAGCCTGTTGCGACTACAGGTCGGCCAAGCCTGCTTTACGGTGCGGAATGTCACCAAGTCTAAATTCAGTGCCGCGTTGTGACTACTGGTGCGGCAAGCCAGCTTCAAGGGGCAGGAGGGGTTACCCTAGTCAAAAAAGATTATAAGCAAAGCAAGGAATATGGCAAGCCCATTTGATGCAGGCTCCTTGATAAGCCATTCTTTGATCCGGTCGCATGGATCATCACCAATCAAATTGTATAAGCGCTCCTCTATCCACCAGTTTGCTTTTTTAAATACGCTCCAGTTACTTTTGTCTGGCTGCCAATCTTCGTTTATTTTTTTATCGGCAAACTCATTTACTGAACTAACCATTTCTTCTAGCTCCTCTTTGCTTAATTTAGCTACTGGCATGACACTACACCTAAAACATTAGTACGACATACAGTGCCATCACTGAAGCGAGTATTTCCAAAAACATCGACGCGACTGCTAGTGCCATCGTTATATCGCGTATTTCCTAAAACGTCCGTTCTGGCGCTAAAGCCATCTGATCCGCGAGTAGTGCCTAAAACATCGGTTCTATAAGTTGTTCCAGTTCTGGAATCTCTAACATTGCCTAGAAGATCCCTGCTGAGGGTTCCGCTTGTGCCGCCGCAGTTGTATCGAGTATTGCCCCAAGCATCTACTGTAGCAGTGCAAGTAGCAAATGCACTTGTCGATAAAACGCTAATTAATAAACATATAAAATACTTATTCATCTGTAATTACTCCTATGGTTTCGTTTTCTGCAAAATAATAACCGGCGCCGACTAAAAAGCGCCCAAATTCTTCTATAATCTCATTTCTAGTAAGGTCACGATTAAACAAAGTGACCTCTAGCATTACATCTGGCACACACTCAGGCCTTCCGTAAGGATAATGCTTGAATGTAAAAGCTGGTTTGCCGTAATTCATTAGCACACCCCCTGCAAGCAATCGTTATAGCTCATCGTAGATACTATCAAGTACAGCACAAACAAGATTGCGCCTGCTGCCATAAACGTACGCGATTCCGTACGCTTTTCTTTTGCTATGCGGTCGCGCGCATATTTATAATCGTAGTTGATCATTGGCCTGCCTCATATCCAGCGAATGCCTCTGGCTTGGTGTATGTCTCACCGTAGTATTCCAAAACCGATTCGCGCAATGTAGTTTCAAGGGATAGGTACATTTCATCTTTGAGCATTAAACTTGCAGGGTCGTTGCTTCTGTAAAGCAGACGCAGATAGCCAACGCGCTTAGATACGCAAATAGCAGGGGAAATGTAATCATCTTGCCAGCTAGGATAGGCAAGCAGCCACTCTAAAACTAGCGCATCTTTTTGATCATCAGAAAGGTCTATAACATCGCCTTCCCAGTCACAGCGGTGAACCAGATCGTCTACATAATCTTTAACTTGTTTTTTCATGTGGAACCCTTCTTTTTTTGAATGTCTGCACATCTTGCCCGATGTTTACTAAACCGTCAACACTTTATTTCGCCAATGCGCCATTCCTCTACTTTTATCTGTTCTTTAAGGTCGCGGGCAAAGGCAATAACTTCCTCTCGGTCGTACCTCTTAGCTGGCCTCCATGCCATACGCTCCATAGCTTTAACCCTGCGCTCGCCATAGGTGTCGACCATGTATTGCCTGTAGCGTAAGACGTAGTGCGCTTGTTTCATGCCCCAGCAGTTGCAATGGGGGCACTGTGGTTTTATGTTAAATTCTGCAAGTTTGAAAATGGTTCTGTGGCGGGGTATAAAGTGGCCGCCCTGAAGGTTCTTATAGTGGTCTACCTTGTCGCAAGTAACGCACTGGGCGTAGCCATTGTCATCTGCCGCCTTTAACCTTACAAGCCGCTGCAAGAGCTTTGCTGCCTTCTCCATCTCCTGCGCGACTGTGGTTTTCTTTCTACCTTTCTTCGCCATATTCTAGCTCTAGTAATAGTTCGCAATAGTGAATAGCTTTCCTAATGTCCTCAGCACCGTTCTTGCTGCCATGCCTTGTAATGTATTTAACTACGTTGCCCTCGCAGTAGTCCAAGCTGTTCTTGTAGATGTACTCGATAGGCTGAATTGCAAGTTGGTAATGGCTGCCGCCAGTCTGTTTACTAAGTGCGCTCAATGTTCGGTCTCCTCAGTAGATAAATTAATTTCATCAGGAATATTGAGATCGCAGCTAGGGCATAAACCGTAAGCAGAATCATCATCACCAAGCCAATACGTAAGAGGCTGTTCACATTCTTCGCAATAGACTCGAACCAATTTAATAGACCTTTTAGGAAACTCAACAACTTTACTCACCCTCCCACCTTTATTTTTACCCGCGAATCTTCACCGCTGTCTTTGTGATATACCACCGCCGTCATCGAGCGCTCTGCACCGTAGCCGCTGTCGCTGTGCCATTGGTCGGTAGCAGTTAGGCTGCCCCAATGCTCAAAGTGCATAGAACCGACCTCTCTGGCTGTGTGGTGGTGTATGTGTCCCAGATGGCAGTAACGGTTCTTTGACTCTGCCCACTCGTCGTCTAAATTCTTAATCACCGTCTGTAGGATCTGCTCGTGCTTGATGCGGTCTCCATGGTGGAATACGAATAGATTGTTGTGCCATTGATAGGATATAAACTTGCTGTAGTTCTGCACTACCTCAACTCTTGGCTCATTGCTGTATAGCAACTCTAGGCAGCTTGATAAGTGACAGGCCATATCGTAATCGTGATTCCCGCGTACATTAACCACAACCACTTTTTCGTGCGTCTGTAGCATCTTGTCGATTAGGACATTAAACAGCCTGCCTGCCAGCTTAAAGGTCTTTCCAATGCGTGTGTCTACGTCTACCGGGGTTCCTTTGGTTGTAGTATTAAAACTACTGTCAGCGTGAAAGAAATCACCTACGTTTAACAATACACCAGTGCCAGCGTTACCGACTCGATTAGCCAGCCTGTCAGTTGAGTCGATTAGTATCTGGGTCGCTATCTTTACATCCCAGTCATCGTCGTCAACTTTAGTCTCTGAGTCGGCAAGCATTCCAAAGTGGTGATCGCCAATCATATACATGGCTAGATAATCATCACGAACTTGAGCGGGGGCAGCGACAGGCGGTTTATATCCCTGAATATCATCTTTGACGCCCTCAATCATTAGGTCTAGGCGCTCTTTTAGGCTTTTCTTTTGCGGCTCTTGGATCACCCACTGCAAGGCTACTGAGCCATCTTCTTTATAGGCTGTAGATACGCGCTTAGCATCAAAGCCCTCGGCGGTCTGGTGAACTAGGTCGCGGTGCGGTGCAACACCTTTCTCTGCTGCATAACCTTCAAGGCGCTTAATAGTTCTATCAATACCTCGTCTGTTCAAACCTAACGAATCAGCAGCTTTAATATGTGATCCATGCTGAATCACTGCGTTTAAAACTCTTTCTTGAGCTTCGCTTCTCACAAACTCCAATAAAGTGCGCGGGTCAATTCTGTCCATTATTCTACCTGTTGTAGTTGTAATTTACGGTATTCGCTTTCCGGGTCAATCTGCAAGGTGTATCCAAGATCAAAAGCCCAGCTATGCACCTCATTTAAAAAGTGGTGCATTTCTCCACTGTCCAATTTGCTTGTGTGACGCAACTGGTTCTCTATAACAGTCTTGCCAACCTGAATCGATTCAGTGCCTAAAAACTTCTGTTTCAATAGTAGTTTAACATTTTCGGGGGTGTAGGTAGGGTCGCGCTTTATAACCCATGCCGATAGCTCTCTACACCAAGCATGAAACATGGCGTTCTGCGAAGTTGTGCGGGGGTTTCTGTAAGGCTTTAGGGTGATAGCGCATGGCTTTGCGTAGTCCCAAACCTTTAAGCGGTCAGCAATGTAACCAAGCCGCACATCAATCTCTGCGGCTCGGAACACCTTCACTGTATCGCCTTGGCTCACACTAACGCCCTCGAAAGCCACTTTTGACTTAACATATCTTCAGCAGACTCTAACCTAGTGATAAAAGGCTTGTCGGCATCGTTGTTATAAGATGCCTTTGCCATTCTTAAATCATAATCAGTTATAATCTTGCACTGCTTGGCACGAAGTCTGCTGTGCAGTGTTTTGCTGTTAATACCTGCAACCTCAGCCATATGCGGCAAACTATACTTTTCGCCTGTTTTTAACCCTCCAGTCTTTCCTGCAAATAAATACTTTTTGGGTGCTTTGACAGGTGGATTCTTTCGTCGATCACTACGCATACTTTAGCTCTCCTGTTCCATCGTAATAATAACCATGGCTTGCAAGATAATGCTGCTTCTGGGCTTCACGCTCTGCACCTTGTAGCCAGCTAATGTCGGTTATGCCCATCATAATCGACCTGCCCCTGATGGTTTCATTTTGCAACTGTTCGCTTGCTTGATTTGCGTGTATCTGAGCATAAGGCGATACACCGCCTGTCTTTTTGGTTCTAGCTAACCAGCTATTTATGAATTTCGGCATTCCAACTTTGGTTTTGCGTTTTGACTTATTGGCAAATAGCCACATACGCATCGCTTCCAGCTCGTCCCTAACCATTTCATCGCCGTAGCTTTTAATCAGCTCGTCATACAGGTCATCAGGCACAATATATTCTTCACCAGTTTTAATTAGCATTATTCAGCCCCCATCAAGAAATATCTTGATACAGTGCATTGCTCGTCAAATCGGTTAGTAACTTTGATTCGATGCGACAGAATTGGGTTTCCCTCAGCTTTAAGCTCGTAGATCCTAGTAGCAAGCTGTGTTACGCCAAGCTCTTGGTAGGCTTCTAATGATGTGATCGTGTTTCCACTTTCAAGGTGTTGCAGTATTCGTTCTTTCTGGCTCATTATCTTATCTCCGTTGGTTCACGCTAAAGCGCTCACTATTTTTTTGAATGGTTATTTTTTTTAACAATTTTTTCTCAGGTACTTTTACCCTTTTACAACAAAAAGTAAATTTTCGAAGAAAGGGCTAAGCGACTTTCCGGCAGCAGTTGTTATCGTATCGAATATCTGGTCTATCCTTTAGCCAGTGCCGACTGACTGTAGGGGCTATGTCGAGAGGGTCAACTCGGTGTCAGGGGTTTAATTTAAGTGATTCCCCATCCTCTAGCCCGATAACTGTGCAGAGTATTATCTATATCAACCTGTTTGTAAACACAAAACAGGAACTATTTTCCTAGCTTTAAAAAATCAGGAATCTCCACGTTTAACACATTGCATATGCTTTGCATGGTGTGCAGCTTCATGTTTGGCTGCGCTCTCCAGCGTATAACCTGCTGTGGGCTTGTCTTAGCGATCCTAGATAACTCTGCGTTACTGATACCTGCGTTAGCTTGCGCGGCTCGTACAGCCTTTCCTGCGTCTATAAATTGCATATTATAATCCTACCTGTGATATATTGTTATTGACCGGCTGGCGCTGGTCTTTCTCCTGTTGGTTGCCCCCCGCGAGGGGGGCATTTAACTCTAAAAAGGTATATCTTCATCAAACTCGGCAGTCTTTGGCTGCACTGCTTTCTGCGCTTGTGCCATACCCTGCTGCTGGGCTTGATCTTTTGCGCTAAACTTTAGGCTCATATACTTGGTTCCTTTCGAGCTAGTATTAACCCAGCCGCTTACCCAGTATTCTTTTCCGTCAATCATGGCACTACCTTTGCGATCTGGGTGTGTCTCCGACTCTTTCTTGTCGTTCACAAACATCGCGCCGCTGTTGTCTTTTTGCTCGTAATTACTCATTTCTTTCTCCTATTGTGCTGTTCTAAATTCAGGGGTTTTCATTGTGGCGCGTTCTTGGGTTGTAAATACGCCGCCTTTGCTTGGTGCTTTCCAAAGTAGCTGCTTCTCTGTGTCGGTCAACTCTTTCCACGCTTCGTTAGCTGTAGATAAGTCGCCAGTTGCCAGACCGTCCTTGATAGCCTTAACGCTTGGCATCAGGTCGATAATGGAATCTTCGTAGCTTTCCTGCTCGGCCTTCTTAACTGCCTTGTCGCTTCTTAGCATTGCCGCTTCTGCGTCATCATCTACTTGCGGGATTCCAGCCATGGCAGCCAATCCGTAGCGTCTTGCGTAAGAAATACACGAACCGCCAGATTGCGGGTCGCGCTTAACCATGGGCAATAGAAACTCTTGCTCTAACCACTGACCAGATGTGTGCATGAGTCTTGTGCATACTCCTACACTGTTATCGGTGCTAATAGGAAACTGAACGTAGCTGAGGCCATTGGCCGCAAACGGCTCTTTAATTACCTGCATAACGTCCGACAAGTTCGCGTATTTGGATTTAAAGAAAGGGTTGCCACTGCCTTTGACTGCTCCCCCCATAACTGCTTGCGCTACGCATAATGCGGTTGCAATTTCGTCAATTTTTTCGCTTGAATACATATTTTTCTCCAATTATTGAATGGTTATGATACTAAAAAGTTAATGATGTGGTAACACTTTTGTCAGGGTCAGCGCAATTAGCTGATGCGCACTCCCCTGCTGCGGTTAGCGAGCCGTATGCGTGATAGTATTCATCCGGCATATTATCTCGCGCTGGGTTGTGCATGGCGTAATCTTTCTCTGCCAGCTCGTAAAAGTAATTTTGAAAGTCGTTAGTGAACATATTGTCTCCTAATCTACAGCATTCCGGAGCATGCTCTTAATCTGGCGAACAGTGCTTAGCTCTACTGCAATGCAGGCTGGGTTCATGCCTTCGGCTCCTCTGTAGATGGGGTGTCCATAGAGTCCAAAATGAGCAATCTCGCGCGAGCCTCCTTTTCCTTCCGCTCCATTAACGGCAAGAGCGTCTGCATGATCGTCATTAGGGTTGTTTCAGTGTTTTTTCTTTCCCGATGGTATAAAGCGGTAATCGTGTTGCGGAGCTGGTGGTCTAGCTCTAATCCAGCGCTCCCCTCGTATAGAGCACGCGCTTGAGAGTCTAAGGTTTCGTATGTTTCTATAAGGGCGTAAAGGGCGCGAGCATCGACAAGTACACGGCTACTCAAGCCCCTGTGATTACGCTCCTGATTCAAGTCTCTTTTGATTGTCTCTATAAAATTCATCCTTGCGGCTCCTCTGTAGGTGGTGTGTTAAGCAAATCAATAATGCCCCCTTTCGGGGGCTGTTAAATTAAGATTTTCTTGCAGCTTCTTTTTCTTCAAAGTACTTCAGGTCGCTTTCAAACTGCGCGCCGAATCTGGCGTGTTCTGCTGGTGTCATCTCTGCTAAAACTGCTTTGATTTCGTCGATTTTTTCTTGAAAAGTTGGAATAAACATCTGTGTAGCCCTTTTGTTTTTTGAATGTAGGTACATTATCTATTATGTTTACTATAATGTAAACACTTTAGACAATAAAAAGCCCAAATAAATGGGCTTGGTTTAATATGCGGCTAGTTTGGGTAGTCTAGCACCGCATATCCGGCCATTTCTAAACTAATATGACCAGATAGCAGGACAGGTAAAGCCATCTTCTTCAGTGCAGCCATCAAGGTGAATAAACCTCGTGCGGCCTTTCTGCTTTACGCCGATGCGCTGGATACCATGCTTCTGAGCCACCCTAATCAATTCTAAGGCGTTTTCTCCGCTAACAAGTATGTCTACCGCTTTTCCAGTTGAATGCGCTCCTGCCTTATCTTTGCGCTGTTCTATTGGGTGTTGCGGACTGCGGTATGCACTGCTGATTGGAAAGCCAAAGCCACACTCTTTACGGATAGCGATCAGAACCTTTAAAAAATCAGGATCAAAGCCGCTTTCTCCGGTGTGCTTGCAAGCCAGTTCTTTTTCTGTGAAATATACTACTTTCTTTTTAGCTGTCATTTTTTAACCCTTTCAAAAGTTCTCAGGCCACCTAGCCCTAACATACCCATCAAAACTGGAAGCATAGTCGCTGTGTCGGCCTGTGGAATGTCTACGCCAAAACCTGCGGCAAGTGGTGAGATTAAAAAGTTTACTCCGAATCCAAGCACGCAAACCCATCCTGTAGCTGGCCGCCATCCCGCTTGGAACCAGTTTCCTTTTGCTTCTGCCTTGTTGACTTCGATCTGAGCCAGTGCAATCGCCTGCGCGTGTCTCTCTGACATTGTAGCGATCTCGTGCGCAATCTTCTGTTTAACGTCAGCATCAGGTATAAACTTGTCCAGTAGTCCAGTTACAGGGGCAATTAAGGCGTTTACTAGGCTCATTGGAACATCTTCCCGACTACAAATAAACCTATAATCAAAGGGTATATGCCCCAGATCATCATCTCAGCTTTCTTAAATCTCTCAGAGCCGTCATTTAGTCGGCGCTCGATGTTTGCATACCTGATCGCACATTCTTTCTCATGCCCTTCTAATTTGAGTAAAGCCTCTTTTACTGTAGCCATTATCGTTTCACCATTAGTATAAAGCCATAGATCATAATAGGAATCACTGCTATTGCTATGCCAATAACGGTGACAAATGTTTTTATCATTTTGATTCTGGTTCGCCGTACCGCCAACAACCTGCGAGCCTCAGATTCTCTCTTTCTTTTGCACTCTGACTGAAAGTTTAACCAATCAGAATACATATCTGGGCGGCCAGCATAAACCATATGTTCTTTCAGCCACACTTCCTGCTCTTTGATTTTCTCAAGAGCCATAAAAGCGTCTATGTCTGACTTACCTTTTGACGCTACACGCTTTGCTATGGCACTTTTGCTGTCAAAGTATTTTTGTGCGGCAGCACTACAGGCGTAAAGCTCCTTCCCATTACTAATGGCAGTCTTAATAACCGTGAATGCAGCATTTGCCGCTGCGATTTCTGCCATCATTTTGCTTTACTCCAACTAGCTATTCATTCAGACGCTGTGCGAATGTCTTTAGCAATACCTTCTACCAAAGTAGCTGAACCAGCACCAACACCTTTAGCGGTATTCACTACCATGCCTTGTGCAGAGTCTACAGTTGAGTTGACAATCTGCTGTGAACCGTCAACAGCACCATTAAAAGTGTTGCAGCCAGCCAGTACGAAAAGTGTCGCGATTAATAATGTTTTCATTTTTATATCCTCGTTGTTAAATTAAGGCGCTGTAGGCCATGTAATGTTAGTTGGAAATCCTGTCTGTTCTGTTATGTCACGTAGCTCTGTGCGGTAAGTAGCCCAAGAATCCTTTGTGCTGTCGTCTAAAGGGCTGTCGGGCATCTGCGTCCAGTCACATTCAGCCAGCAGCTCATCACGTTCATAACGCACGCTCGACGCTTCTGCGGCTATATCTTCTGCTGTCTTAGGTGCAATAGACCAGCCGAGAGTCCAAGAACCGTCTACTAAGGTAGGCTCTGCGTTTGCTACTGCTTTCTCGTCATGCGCAAACGTAGGGTTATCTGCATAAACTACACGGTACAAACCCCAGTCGGCAAGCTGATCTTCGCCCAATTTATCAGGAAAAGAAGTGTTAGCGTTATCTTGTTTTAACTGCTTGACGCTATAGGGAAAAGTATCTACAGAGCCGTTAAGTATTTTTACGTACATTTTTTATTTCCCATGTTCAGTTAAACAAAACTATGCCGCCACCATTGTTGCCGCTGGTGAATGTGTGGGTTGTCAGTTTCGTCAGATTTTCCACATCATCATAGCTTACAATTGCCAACTTTCTGCCGTTGCTTCGCGATACGCAAAAGATTAATTTTCTTTCAATGTCTAAAGCTATCGATCTATAAGAGCTATTAGTATCAAAATCTGAATCAAATAATGTATCTTTTCTCACTAAATTATCAGGGTCAGAAATATCAAAAGAAGATAATTTTCCTAATTGCGTCATCACAAAAGCGTAATTATTTGTTAAGTCTATTTGTAAGACGTCAACTTCGTCAAGATTGGTATTATCTGTGATCACGTCTCTATAAGATAATGAAGAGGGATTAGAAATATCGTAACTCAAAAAAGAACTATCTGAGTGACCTATCCCGTACATTACATCATTTGCCTCGTCTATTCGTATAGTTTTCAATTGGCCAGCAAGTGATAGATGGTAATGGTCTAATTCAGACATACTAGATGTATTTGTGCTGTCAATCGCAATTAAATCGTCACCTTCTGAAACAAAAAAAGTATTGCCATCTTCTGTACAAGCGCAGCCCTTATACAGATAACCAACATTAAAGGGGTTTCCAGAAAAAGCTAAATTATCAGGGTCGGAGTAGTCAATAGCAGATAGAGATTTTGACGGACTTGTTGAAGTTCCACAACCTGCAAAAATAAGCTGTCGATCAGTGCTGGCAGAAATCCCTTGGACAAAGTTTAATCTGGTTGAGCTTGTTATTGTATCTCTTGACACTAGATTTGCTGGGTCACTTAGGTCTATACATACTATTTCGTCACCGATCGGGTCTCCGACAAAAAGCAAACTTCTATCTCTGTCAAATGCGCTACCATGTGGAAAGACAATTGTCAGTGCCCCATCAGACAGCGAGTCAACAGCAGTAATATTGTTAATATCTGAAACATCACTAACATTAAGAGTCCCTGTTCCAAAAATACCCACATATTGATAGCCTACGATTTCCGCAGATTCAGTCTTTGCCTGTAATAGCTTTTTTGCTACCGTACTCATTATGCCATCGCCTGTCCAGCCGTAAAGCCGTAGTAAGTAGTACCACCGTCAATAGTATAGAATACAAACACATCTACACCGCCACTTGCTGCTGTAAGCGTAGGCGCTGTGCCTCCCGCCCAGTCAACACTAGCAGGCCATGTAACTGTACGCGCTGTGGTGTCCTGAATAATTTTGAGCGTTAAGGCCGAAGCATTGCCTGTGGCTGCTGCGCCTCCAAAACTGTAGGTTGTATTGCCTGTCAAGTTGTGCGTGAAGTTAGTCGCATTATTAAAGGAAAGGAAAGGAGTAGTGCCTGTCAGAGTAA